ATTTAAGATTAAGATACTATCTTAGTCGTTAATGGACAATAAAGTACCTACAGATAACGATCCTTTAAAAATGCAAGTTCTTCCAAAGAGCTATGTAACTTTAGGATTAACTCACCACTCACCTACTCAAGCTTCTCTACCAGATGGAGTTCATCTTTTTAAATACGGAGTATTAACGCAAGAGCAAAGAAGAATGCTGCCATCAAATCCTCAGATGAAAGCAGGTGTATTAGTAAATAACGTACTGCAGAAACATATGGCAGATACCATATGGAAGTTTGGTCCACAAAGAAAATTACAAAAATCTACAAATGATTTAAAAGGCAAATCAGTATCATCAATACTGAAACTTGAGCTTGATGAATATAAAACTTTTCAGCCAGCTAATGAAAAGGAACAAGCTAAGTTTGAGAAGTACCAAGATGAAGTTGCTGATGTTGTCAATAACGCTTTCCAAAGCCTGGAAAAAATACGAAGTGAGCATCTTTATCATACTACTTGCGAAGAGCAGATCTCATTGACACAGGATAAAACAGAATTGTTATGTCCTATTGTTGGAAGAACAGATTTTACTTTTCAAAAAGATGGTTATCCTTTGCCATCAAGAATAGTAGAATTGAAAACTTCTTGGAGTAAGCTCGGCAGGTTAAAGAAAGATGGTACACGTAGTTTTATTGTTTCGACTGCACCATCAGCTCCTTCGTATAATCATCTACAGCAGTGTGCTTTCTATGCAGCTCATTACAATTTTGAAGTGCCAGTTTCCTTAGTTTATGTCACTGCAAAAGGTTGCAACGTATTTGATGAGAGCAACTGCTTAGATCTTACAAAAGAATATTTATACAAACACTTCTTAAATATGACGAACGTATTTAGAAGAAGAGAAAAAATTTATGGCTTGTTCGAAAACTTACCAAAAGACCAAATGGTTAAAGAGATTGCTGGATTGGTAGATCCAAACTGGGATCATCCTTGGTGTTGGCACGGTATGCCTGATGAGTTTTTAAGACAAGCAAAAGAATTGTGGAAAGTAAATTAACCTGGAGGTCATATGACAAAGAAAAACACAATTATACCTGATGACCTGATACAGACGATTGAAGATTTTAAAAGTAATCTCAGCGGTCAAACGATCAGCATACACGGTAAAGACTATGCAACAGTTGCGCATAGACTTGCTATTGCAAGAAGAAATCTTGGTAGCAGAATGAAGATTGAAACAGAGGTAGTATCTATCGATAAAGATGCTGTGGTCTGTAAAGCAGCTGTATCTATTGGTGACAAAGTTGTTGCCACTGGTTTAGCAGAAGAGAAAAGAACTGCTTCAAGAATTAATCAAACATCAGCTTTAGAAAACTGCGAGACAAGTGCAGTTGGAAGAGCTTTAGCTTTCTGCGGTATCATCAATGATGGTATTGCGTCAGCAGAAGAAGTTGCAGCTGCAATAGAGCAGCAAGATAAAAAAATCCAAGGTGCACTGAAAACATTAAATGCGATCAGTCACGCTGGTAATTTCCAAAAATGGATCTCAGATAATAAAACATTCCTAGCGGATCTGAAGGCGAAGAACCCAGTCAGCTACGATAGTTTCTTAGTGAAGTTCACAGAAATTAAAAATCAACTTAAATCCAACGGAGTAAAAATATAATATGGATCAAGATAAGAAAAAAGAAAGACCACAGTTAGGTCTTGCAATACCAGTTACCAATAAGAATAAACCGTCTAGTTACGATCTTAAAGGTAACATAATGATTGACGGCAGATCATATCGATTTGGCGCATACAAAGCTCAAGCTAAAGGAAATGGAAAACTAGCAGCAGGTGCTGACTATTACTATTTCCACAGAGTAGAACCAATGGAGGCAGCCAGTGGTGGATCAACATCATCTGACTTTAATCCTGCGGAGTTGGAGCAGTAAATGGATGCGGATAAATTCAAATCAGTTGCGATTAACATCAAAACTTACAAGCTTCTACAAGAGCTTGCACAAAAGAAGTTTGAGTTACCGATAAGTATGTCAAAGACGATGGAATTTTTTATACAAAAAGGTCATCAGGAGTTCAAAACAGATGCAGATAAAAAAGCTAAGTAAAGAGCTCCAGGCATTACGAGATAAAAAGACCGAAGAGTATGGTCCATTTAATAAGAAGATGCAAAATATTGCAGACATATGGACCGTACTTGTAGGTAAAAAAATTAGACCGCATCAGGTGGCTTTGATGTACGCAGCAGCAAAAATTGTTAGAGCGAACAACGAATATAAATACGACAGCTACATTGATGCAATTAACTATTTAGTACAAGCAGATGAAATTCACAGACAAGATGTCAGCTCGCTGGTCGATAGCTACTTTCCAACAACAACAAAGGAAGATGTCTCTATATGAATTTAAATTGCATATGGAGTTTTGTGGTTATGAAACCTACGGCAGACAAGTAAGAAAATTTTATAAGATATATGAAGAGAAAATATCACAACAACATTTACGAGTTTCCAAACTCAGAGAATAGAGAACTAATGGATCAAAAGAAACGCCTAGCAAAGATCATAACTAAGATTGAATTTAAGATGCAGCAACCTTACTTCGATGTGCTTAGCTTTGATGATGAGGAGCTGCAGGCGATGGCAAATTTTGGCGAAACAATAAAGTTCGCAAAAGATAATACAGCGTCACGTGCATTATCTGTACTAGCAAGTGACATATTAAAAAAACAGAATGAGGAATATTACTAATGAGAAAACGAAAGCATATGTTCTCAGTCGAAGAAAATAAGTTTGAAGAGAAAAATACTGGTGACTTTATGGATCTAGGATCTAACTTGCATATCAAACTATTTCTTGGAACTGCGAAGTATTTCAGAAAAATGGATAAGTTCTACCACGAAATACCAGTAGCTTGTTTTGAAGCAACAATAAAAAATTCAAGAACTTTAGACACAAATAAAATCAAAATTAATTTGGAGGTATTTAATGCACGCAATAAAAGAGCGGACAGAAGAGCATCATAATATAAATAAAGTTGTAGGAACTAATTTAAGATTTATTAGAAACTGCAAAAGAATAACACTGATGGGATTGGCAGAAGTAATGCAAATTCGATTTCAGCAAATTCAAAAATACGAAAAAGGTATTAACGGAATGAGCGCTTATAGGTTATGGCAAGCAAGTAACATTCTTGGTGTTCCAGTTAGATACTTCTTCGATAAAGATTATATCGGTAAGATGTCAGGCTACCACGGTATGCTTGTCAGAAAATCTACACCAATGCCTAAAGAGCATATGGATATTGATAAGCTTCGGAAGGATGCAGCTGAAATGATAGACGCAGCTGTAGTTCAAGGTAGGTAGATGTGGCTAAAATTAAAAAAGAAACTACTGCACGTGTGGACTGCATTATCACAGAAGTTTTCAAAGACGAAGAAGCAGCAAGTGCAGGTACTGAAGCTGAAACCACAGAAGTTAAAGTCATTGAGATTAAAAACGATCATACGAATTGGAAAAAAATAGATGCCTGATGTACCTATAAATTTACCATACGATAGCAAGCTAGCAAGGATGCGTAAAAGATTGCAAGGTTTGCAGCGTGTAGCAGCAGCTATTAATGATCTATATATTTATGGTGTTTATCCTTCTAACTATCCCAATCTATCTACGGTATTAGAACAGGCTAAGGACCATACCAAAGCAATCATTAAAGAAACTAAAAAAGAAATAGCAGCATTTGATGATCCAATGGATCAATACGATTTAAAAGATAATGAAAAAATTGAGGAGGTTAAATAAATGGACGAAGGCTGGATTGAAAAAATTATAAAAAAAAATATGCCAACAGAAGAAAGCTTAAAAGATATTAGCAAACAAATGCTAGCTCATAATTTAGGTATGAAAGAAGATGAGTTAAAAGTTATTACTGAAGAGAGAGATACTTTGGCAGAAGATAACAAAAAATTAGATAAAGATGTTTCTCTTTATAAAATAGAAGTTGAACAGTTAAAAAAAGAAGTGAATAGATTGTCTGAAGAGAGAGATAATTTTGAAACTTTATTAAAGAATAAATGAAATTAAGAGTTGGTCACGGAGGCTATCTTTCTGAAAATCCTACGCTATGCAGGTCCTCCGCTCGACCTATCATCACGTTGCTTGTATAGTCTAGGTAAAGGCGGTGCTAGTATGACACCGCCAAATTACCTTTTAAATTATATTTTGATTATATGAGTTCTTAATGCTTTTGCTTTTGCATCAGTCAAAGCCTTGGTAGCTCTGACGTTATGATTACCATATCTGTCTTGAGTTGTTTGAAATCTTGAATGTCCAACTACTGATTTTACATAGTTAGAGTTTAGATTTCCTGAGTACAGATCATTGATTAATTTAGTTGCTAAACTATGTCTAAAAGTTTTCATCACTGCACCTTTTAATGGTGAGCTGATAACTCTTATATGACCTCTATGCCATTGGATCTTAGCTAATCCATACTCTGCATATGTGGACCACATAGTATTAGACATACCTTTATCACTGATAGGTCTGTCACCTCTAAATGCAGGAAACAACCAGTTAGATGCAGGCTTGTATTTTTCAACAGTAGAAATCCACCATTGCAAAAACTTTAAAGCCTTTGGATCTACATCAATGCTTCTAAAGCTGCCTTTGTTTTTTGTTCTTTTCAAAAGACCGCCTTCTCTATCATTGTAAGTTTTGTTGATGTCTAATAAACCTTTATCAAAATCAACATCCTTTGGCTGCAGACCTTTTATCTCTGATCTTCTTAAACCAAATAAAAATAAGACTGAGATTAATGCAAACTTATAAGCATCTTCAAAGCTCTTATCTTTTTTAGTTCCAAGAGATATAAGCATTTTTTCGATTTGATTATCATCGATGATTACAGTTTCTTTCTCATATCTTTGGCTGTGATCTGCTGGAACAATCTCGTAGAAAGTATGTGTCTTAAATTTAAGAACATCTAAACAAGGATTGTTACCTTCTTCAGTCATAACATTTAAGAATGATTTTATATGCTTAACCATTCTTACTAACCTCTTATAAGGATAATTAGCTTTATGACATTTGATTAATAGATCTTTTAAATGAACTGTTTTAAATTCAGATAAAAGACAATCAGTCATATAAGGTTCTATCCTTAGCGACCAGTCAGCTTTGTAACCTTGTACTCCTGACTTTGTATAAGTAATAGATGGATCAGAAGCTATCTCAGCTCTGTAATCTACAAACTTTTTAAAAGCAGTTTTGAAGGTTAATTTTGATGGATTAATTTCTGCTTGTTTTGAAACCAATCTATCTCTGTACTCAATGGCATCTTTTTTCTTTTTTATGATGCCTTTGTTTTGTTGCTTACGGTTTAGATCAAGAACGATCCAACCGTTTCTTTTTGGTGATATACGATACGTCATATCTATTTAATAATGGACGTGGCTTATTTCGCAATACAAATCACTCGCTCTAAGAAATTTTACACCGATGAGTTTAGAGCTATTGCTTGTTAAAACGGCGCTCTTAGATGGTGCAAAACTGGTGTAAAAATTTAATAAAAAATTTCTACTCTCAGAGTTAGTTAGGATTTTATGCGAAAATCCGAACATTATTAGTTTTCTTCCTTTTCCGAGAACTTCAAAAGTAAGGATATACTTGAGGTAGAAATCTACTTACAGGTGACAGGCAGGCGCTCTAACCAAACTGAGCTACACCCCCAGACGTGCTTGGTGCAAGAATGGTGCAACTTGTTAGAACTCTGTCACCGCTCAAGATCCAAAACTTCGGCTCTCACTATTAATATAAGCATTTATATCAGATAGTAAAGGATGGTTTTGCACCACTAAACAAATCTAAATCTACGTACTTTCTTAGCAATACGCTTAGGTTGTTTAGAGAATTGCTTACCTTTCTTCTTATCTCTTCTTTTTGCTTTTGTCGTAGCAGCATATTCCGCTGGTGATAAAGCTTTGATAGCGGCACTTGGCAAATATCTTTCGCCAGTGACACTTGATTTTTTTCCAGATTTTGTTCGCCATTTTTGTTTTGACCAGGATCTTAAAGATCTCTGCCTTCTACTTAATGCCATTACTTATAACCGCCACCAGCTTTCTTATACCGCTTGGCAAGCAGTTGTGCTTTTCTAGCACTCCACTTACCAGCAGCAGTTCCTTGGATATTAGCAGCCAATACACGATTAAAAATACGCTTCCTTAAACCAGGCTTTGTATAGTTACCTGATTTGTTAACGGAACTTTTTCTTTTTTTTCTTGGCATTTTTCTTACGCTTTAATTTACGAAAGTCAGCACCAGTTATTTTTCCAAATGGTGGAGCAGCTTTCGCGATACGCTTTTGTCTTGATGATAACTTCATTACTTTTTACCTTTTTTGAAGTTACTTTTAGCAGTTACTTTGTAACCACCTTTACTCTTATTCTTTTTCTTATTTTTTGATTTTTTCTTACCGTACATATTTTTGACCTCTGTTATATTCCGTCATACAATCTCGAATTGGTGGCACACCTATCATCTGATAGATCATACAAAAGATCTTACCTTCAGCTGTAACAACAAACGTCTCTGAGTGTTGCTTGCAGTGATGACACTTAGGCGCAATTATTACCTTGCGCTTTTTTCGTTTTCGCATTTAAGAATGGTTGATGATTAACGCCAAGCTTTACAGCTCCAGTACCTAGCTTTTGTTTTAGGTCCAGGAGTGCTGCATCTATGGCGTGATAAGAAACTCTTCCGAGCTCCTTTGTTATTCTTACGGATCTTCATATTTGGATCACCGAAAGAAACTTTTTTCACCTTGCTGCCAGCTTTCACATACACAAAAGACTTCTTGCTTCCGCCTCTTTGTGGTTTATTTAAATTAACTTTTCTTCCTCTATAGATAGCCATTAGTCTAAATTAGATATGCTTATGATCTTACCGTCTTTCACTACGGCTTTGACTTTCATACATCTATATTCTGCATTGTTTGAATGACGAGTTGCTATCCTTTTTTTTTCTAAGCATTTTTGTACATTCTTCATCAGTAAGTGTTCTTTCAAAATTGGCGGATCGCCTAGGAACATCAATAAACTAATTACCACTTCCATTTAATTTTCTCGTTAAGTTTAATAAGTATTCAATTTTTTTTTCTGCTTCTTTAAGATCCTCTTCTAAGTTTTTAATCATTACTTGAGAGTGTATATTTTCATCTAGTAATTCTTGATGCTTAGCAATCAAACCTGCGTTATGTTCGATAAGCATATAGATCTCTAAATTCTTAGGTGTCTGTTCTGCCTTCTTTAAAAGGTCTGAGCTCATCAGCTGATCTTGCGTCTCTAAAGTCGTTATTCTGTTTGTAAGAGCCGTGTAGCCAAATACTGTTGAAGCAACTAAACCTACCACCATAAGTAGATTAGCAATAGGCATTGAGATTTTTGACTTATCTGAAATATTTAATTGATCTTTCACCGACCTTGACCTCTACTTTTCTTCCTACGATTTTTGTTTTTATTTAATCTTTTTGAATGTCTGCCAGGTCGTTTCTTTCGTGTGCGCTTGATGTATGTATTAACACCGAAAAGACCTTTTTTCTTAGCCATCTACTTCTTAAAGATATTAGAGATCTTGATACCAAAGCTTGCAGCTACAATAGCTCCAAAGATATAGAATATCTCTGATGGCATTGCAGATAAGACTTTAGCCCAGTTCATAAATCTTTCTGTTTCACCAATTAGAGGCAAACTTAAAATGACTAAAAACCAAACTAAAATAAGTTCATCTTTAAATGAACCTCCGCTTTGTTTTATCTTTTCTATTTGAATATCTTTTTGACATTCGATCTCTGTATTACGAGCAACCTCTTTCTTTTTAAGATGGTGTTTCAAAGCTCCAATAGAATTTTCTAATAATGTTTTTCCTAGTAAATTAAATAGCATTAGTATTTCCAAGCGTTAGGACGCATATTAAATCCGTGTTCGTGTGTAAGATTATCGATATGAATAAATGTTTTTGCGATACCTAAACCAGTAACTTTAGTAGCAAAGTAATCAATAAGTTCTTTTCTATGTTGACTATCTTTAACTCCAATATCTAAAGCGTGACCTGTAGTGTGAGGTCCAGCTTCACCAGTTGAACTTACACTAGCATT